ATGGTGGTCAACATTGCTTTGGGCCGTGGCTCAGATGAGCAACGCATGATGTTCTTGCAGCAGATCGCCGCGAAGCAAGAGCAAATCCTTCAGCAATATGGACCGAATAACCCGATGGTCTCGATCCAGCAGTATGTCTCGACGCTGAACCAGATCACCCAGTTGGCTGGTTTCCAAAACCCGGCGCAGTTCTACTCAGAGCCGACACCAGAACAGATTCAGCAATACATGCAGGCGATGGCTCCGAAGCAGAAGGCAGACCCAGCAGAGATGCTGGCACAGGTCGAGGCAGAGAAGACCCGCGCCGACATTCTCATCGCGGCAGCAAAGCAGGAACTCGAAACCAAAAAGGCGCAGGCAGACGCGGATCTGAAGCGCGATCAGCTCATCGCCGATGTGATGCTCCGTGCTGCCGAGATTCAGGCAAAGTATGGCGCACAGGTCGATGTGGCAAGCATCAACGCAGAGGTGAACCGGCAGCGTGCGGAGATCGAGGCCATGTTCTCGATCCAGTCACAGCGTGAGCAGGCCATGATGCAGACGCAGATGCCACAACCGATGCCAGGGATGATGTAATGGAAGACCAAGATCTCTTCCGCGCTGCCCAAGCGCTCAAGAACAGCATTGCGACGAAGGCTCTCTTTAACGCCTTGCGGGACAAGTACACCCAGATCTGGTTGTCCTCTGACCCGAAGGACGTTGATGTCAGGAATGACGCGTATCACATGATGCGTGCCATCGCAGATCTACAGGGGCAGATCGACGCTCTCGCCGGTACCCCAGATGTAGTCGCGTTTAACCGCCGCTTGAAGGGGCGATAGAATAGGAGTATTTACATGAGCAATCAGGCCGAGCAGTCGCAGACCCGCGAAATCGGCGTATCAGAAGCTGCAACTCGTATGGCGGCGCTACTGGGAGGCGATGAGCCGAAACCCAACGCGCAACCGGAGCCAGCTCCTGCCGAGGCTTTAGAGGCCGAGGCGACGGCAGACGAGGTCGATGAGACCCCAGTGTTGGAAGATGGTCTAGCCGCTACGGCTACTGACGACACTGAGGAGACCGATTCTGGCGCGGATGAAGATGGTAACACGGTTGAGAATCTCTCACCGGAAACCCTCGTAACCGTCAAGATTGACGGCAAGACGCAGGAGATTCCGCTCAAAGAGGCTCTCGAAGGTTATCAGCGGCAATCCGATTATTCGCGAAGGATGAACGAACTCCGTCAGGAGAAAGTCTCATTCGAGCAAGAGTATGAGGCAGTTCGAACGGAGCGCCAGCAATACGCGACCCTGATCGACGCACTTGATGCACAGCTTAAAGAACTCGTGCCGCAAGAGCCAGATTGGGAACGGTTGCACAAGGAAGACCCGTTAAACTTTCCTCTGGTCGAAAAGCAATGGCGTGACTACCAGGCACGCTTGGCTGCGACGAAAGCCGAAAAGGAACGTCTCAGCTACTTGCAGCAGAAGGAAGAACAAGATCGGTTGAAGACCATTGTGGAGCAAGGTCGCCAGTATTTGGTGAAGCAAGTCCCAGAATGGAATGATCCGAACAAGTGGAACGAAGCGCGTGCAGCGTTGAAGGAATACGGACAGAAAGTCGGGTATTCTGAAGACGAGTTAGCTCAAGCATACGATCCACGAGCAATTCTTGTTCTGGAGAAGGCGCGTAAGTATGACGCGTTAATGGCTAACAGACCTAAGCCTGACAAGAAGGAAGGTCCGAAGCCGTTGCGTTCAGGAACGCCTGCATCCGCCCCGAAGCAGCAGACCGAAGTTGCTCGCGCGAAAATGCGTCTCAGTAAAACCGGTAGCGTCGATGACGCTGCTAAACTCTTTGGCCTAATGGAAAGTAGGAGACGATAATGCCTTCCGTAAGTAAAGTACAAACCTATCAAGCTGTAAACGAACAGCGCGAAGACCTTTCAAACATCATCTATGACATCAGCCCGACCTCGACTCCGTTCATGTCGAACGTAGGCCGTGACACGGCAGACAACACCTACTTCGAATGGCAAACGGACTCGCTCGCAGCAGCGAACGGTTCCAATGCATTGGTCGAAGGTGCAGATGCCGGTAACACGGACTTCACCGACACGAACCGCGTTGCGAACTACACGCAGATCAGCGGCAAGGTCGTTGCAGTTTCGGGCACCGCACAAGCCGTCAACATGGCTGGTATGCGCACGCTCTTGGCTTACAACCAAGCCAAGGCTGCGAAGGAACTTAAGCGCGACATGGAAAAGATCCTCCTGTCGAACCAAGCTGCTTCAGCTGGCAACAGCTCAACGGCTCGTTACACCGCTGGTGTTCCTGCTTGGTTGATCACGAACTCTGTCGCGAACGGTGCAACCGCTCCGACGCTTTCGTCTTCACCAAACGGCTACCCGAACGCTGCTTGGACGAACCTCTCGACCTCGACAGACGTTGCCTTCACTGAAACCATGCTCAAGACGGCAATTCAGAACGTCTGGTCACAGGGCGGCGAAGCCAAGATCCTCATGACCGGTCCTTACAACAAGACCGTCGCATCTGGCTTTGCTGGTATTGCTCAACAGCGCATCACCTACAATCAGGTGCAGCCTGCTGGCATTATTGCCACCGCTGATGTCTATTTATCCGACTTCGGTGAGGTGTCGATGGTGCCAAATCGGTTTGCCGATGAGCGTTTCGCACTTGTTCTCGACCCAGAATACGCGTCTGTTGCGTATCTCCGTCCTTTCGAAACAATCGACATCGCCGCAACTGGCGACTCGATGAAGAAGGAACTCGTCGTTGAGTACGGTCTCCGCATGAAGGCTGAAAAAGCCCATGCAGCGATTGCAAACCTCACGACCTCTGCCTGATAATAGAGAGGGGCGGTACGCCGCCCCTCTTTTCTCTTGGGGAGCACCATGAGCGATAAAGATTACGCACCGGGCGAGTTCACACTTGGTTATGACGGGTTCACCGGAACTCTCACCAAGATGAAAGTCGAACATGATGGCACGATGCATTTCATTGATACGACTGACATTTCAGACGTGGCAAAGTTTAACCAGGAAGAGATGAACGGTGTTTCACGGACGACCAGATCTGGAGATATGGTTAGAGTGGCTCGTCTTCCTATGCTTGTTTTGTTGCAGCTTAAGGAGCGTGGTATTCTTCACGACAAGAATGCACTGAAACGCTGGCTGAATACTGAAGAAGCGCGACCATACCGGACGCACCATTACACGAGTTGACGATGACAATTACGAGTTACGCCACACTCCAGTCTGAAATTGCGTCATGGCTAAACCGTGACGATTTATCGTCTATCATCCCGACATTCATTCAGTTTGTCGAATCAGATGTTAACAGCCGTTTACGGCACCAGAAAATGGTTGTCCGTGCTCAGGCGACGAGCAACCAAGAATATGTACAGCTTCCTGGTGACTGGCTTGAGGCGATTAATATCCACATCGTTGATGGCGCACAGCCACTGCGTTTTGTAACGCTTGATGAGGCAGACCGTATCAACAAGCAGCAGATCGTTACTCAGCCGTCCTTCTACTCGATCATGGACGATGCGCTTGAGATTGTCCCTGCACCGGGATCAAATATCGATATTGAGATGATCTATTACGGTAAGATCCCCGCTCTCAGCAACCAGAACACGTCAAACTGGCTCCTTGTTAAAGCGCCAGATCTTTACCTTTATGGATCACTCGTACACGCTGCACCGTATCTCTTAGACGATCAGCGTGTCGGGTTGTTCGCGAATATGTATAATTCGCGTCTCGAAGCGCTTGCCTTGGAAAGCGATAAGGCGGTGCATAGTGGTGGTCCTCTAGTCGCTCGCACGCGCAAAACTTACGGTTAAGGAGTTAGAAATGGCAGGCTTTACGAATTACGCTGAGAATCTTGTTCTTACTTGGACTTTTACAAGCAGCTCGGCAACTCGCCCAACATCTTGGTATGTCGCGCTTTACACAGTTGCCCCAGGCGAGTCCGGTGGCGGCACAGAATGCACAGGTACATCCTATGCCCGTCAATCAGCCACATTTACCGTGACAGGTACAGCGCCAACGACAGCATCAAACAGTGTTGCAATCGAATTTCCAACAGCCGGTGGCTCATGGGGCACGATTGTCGCCGCTGCAATCCTAGATGCGTCAACATCTGGTAACATGATTGCATTCGCTGATCTCACGACATCCAAGACAATCGACACAGGCGACGTGCTCCGCTTCAACACCGGCGCTCTTACGATTACATTGGACTAATAAATGTCGCGTGACTATGGACTCTCAGACTATGGCGTAAATGTTTACAGCGACTACCTCGTCAATGGTCGAGACTATGGCTTATACGATTATGGCGAAGGAGTTTATGGGCAAGTAAGCGTCTCAGACGCTACTGCCTCATTTGCTGCGCAAAGTAGTGCCACTGCTGCGATAGTCCGTATCGTCGATGCAACACTTACATCTATATCGGTTTCTTCATCTGGGGCTGCTGCCGCTAATACAGAGATAGCGTTTTGTAACATATCATTAGAAAGTTCAGCGTCTGCTTCTGCACAAAAACTAAAAGATGTCGTTGCATCTTGTAATTCAGTAAGTAATGCTAATTTTTATGCTTATGTTACACGCGCAGCGGCAGCGGAGATAGCAGCGCAATCTGACGCGACAGCTGACGGGTATACAGCGCAGTTAGCCGAGGCAATCGGTACAAGTGGAAGCGACGCAGTATTTACTTCGACGCGTGTAACACACACAAGCGCTGAAGTAGAAATAGAATCTGGGTCAACAGCTGGTGCGACTGTTACATGGAACAGCCTGCTTGATGTAGTTGCTGCTTCAACAGCGACAGCGCAGGCGCAGGCAACACTTGTTTGCGCCGCTTCAGTAAGCATAAATTCAGAGATGAGCGCGAATGGGCGTTATCTTTGGGAGCGTGAAAGCATCCAGTCTGAGACGTGGCAAACGCAAGAAATTGTGGTAGAGAATTGGGTAGTTCAATCTGCGAACTCCCAGAACTGGGTTGTGCAGTAGGAGGCCGTAATGGCAGATACATATACGACTAACCTCAACCTGACGAAGCCAGAAGTTGGCGCGTCACGCGATACTTGGGGTGGCAAGATTAATACTGACCTTGATACCGTCGATGGTGTTTTTAACGCTGCTGGCAATGGCACGTCAGTCGGTCTAAATGTCGGGGCAGGTAAAACTCTTACAGTTGCAGGAACGCTAACTGTTACGGGTTCTGCGGCTCTTGGCACGCCGTCTTCAGTGACGCTAACGAATGCTACCGGGCTGCCGATTTCGACTGGTGTTTCTGGTCTTGGGTCTGGCGTGGCGACATTTTTAGCGACGCCTTCAAGTGCAAATCTTGCCTCTGCTGTAACCGACGAGACAGGCTCTGGCGCTCTTGTGTTCGGAACATCCCCGTCTCTTTCAAGCCCGACAATCGCTACACCAACAATTACTGGTGATGTGACTAGAAATGGCGCAACATCTGGAACAATTACAGTTGCTGTGCCAGCAGTCGCTGGGACAAATACGGTAACCCTCCCAGCTGCGACTGGGACAGCAATCGTATCGACTACAGCGGTAGGTGCAATTTCCGGTACGCCTTCTGCCACAACTTATTTGCGCGGTGACGCTACTTGGGCAACTGTGTCTTCCGGTGGAGCATTTGTTAAAGAAACATTAGTCACAAGCGGAACAACTTTCACCACGCAGGCAACAACAAAAAATATTTATGTTGAAGCATGGGGCGGCGGCGGCGGTTCTGGTGGCGTGCAATCTGGCACGGTCGGCGGCGGTGGTGGTGGCGGCGGCGGGTATTTCAGTAAATATATCCCCGTAAACTCAAGCACAGCATACACTATTGCTATTGGTGCAGCCGGTAACGCCGGTATTAACGGTGGCGCGCAGGGTGGCGCTGGTGGCGCTACATCAATCACTGTTGGTGCGACTCAATATTCGGCAAACGGTGGTGGCGGCGGCAATAATGCTGGCGGCGGCGCGAACGGAAATGGTGGCGGAGCTGGTAACGGCACAAACGGCGACATTAATATTGCAGGCGTTGCTGGGAACAATGGTGGCTCGACTGGTGGATTCGGTGGGTATGTAAGAACTTATTGGATCTACCCACGGGCAAACGGTGGGACTGCTGGTGGCGGGCAGCAGGGGCAGTTTTATGGCGCTGGCGCTGGTGGTGCAGCCAACACTAATGCCACCAACGGTGCCGCTGGTTACCAAGGCGTAATGATTATTACGGAGTACACATAATGAACTGCGCACTTGTAGATGAGCAAACTAATATAGTTGCTAACATAATTGTAGCTAACCCATCTGTCGATCAGCCACCTAGCGGTATGCTGCTGATTGCGCTTGAGGAAGGCTCTACCGTTTCTATTGGTTGGGTCTATAACAGTAGCACTGGAGAATTTACCAACCCATTTCCAGTTGGCCCATAAGCGATAGGCACATGCCATGTCTGATGATCTGAACCAACAAATTGGTAGACTTGAAGCTCATGTTGAAAATCTTCATCGTGACATGTCAGACCTTAAACAAGAACTGAAAAACATTTCATCGATGATGAATCGCTGGAAAGGTGCAGGCGCGCTTCTCGCTTTAATCGGCGTAGTGTTTGGCTTCTTCGTAGATATGGCCTTCAAA